AAAAGCAGAAAGAAAAAATGATTATCTTACAGGGCGTGAGATAATAAGAAATCAGACTAAATTCCAGCTTAAAGGATTGAAAACCTTTATGGGAATGGAATGTCCTGGAGTTAATGTTAATCTGTATTTAGACGGAAAAAAAATAGGTGATGCAGTTGATGGTGGAGATGGTGGTTGTTTGTGGATTAATTATTATGGTCCGCAGAATTTATCTCAACAAGATCGTGATTCCTGGAATGATAATGTTAAAAAGGCTATAGATACTTTCCTTAATTCCCTTTCAACTTACACCAACAAGGAAATGGGTTGGGATTTTAAAGAAGATGAAGTTAATAAATGGGGTGAAGAACAGTTTTGGAATGAATTGATTGCGATGGCAACAGCCAAAAGGGATTATAAAAAGGACATGAAAAAAGTTCAGGTAATTGATGAAGATAATAAACTTTGTCACTACAAATTCGGTCCTCGTGATTTAGAAAAACCTTATAAAAACAAAAATGGTAAAATAGTTCCTTTGCATAAATTGTTAATTGAGGATCATAAATGTAAAACAATTCTGAATATGCTTCCAGAATCAGAATCTTTTGATATTTGGTTTCAAACTGTTTATTCAAAACACGCTTAAAAGGAGGCCAAATAATGAACCAAGAAAAAATAGACGCACTACAAGAAGCGATTCGTCTGGTTGAAGAAGCCTGCCAATTAGTGGACAGCGTGATGGATGATTCTTCTGGTAAAAGCCGTTATGAAGCCTATGGAAAATATGGATTTAATCAGTTGCTTGGAAACGGCAACCCATACGACAACAGTCTTTTCGATTTAATACTGGAAGGGGAAGATAATGACTGATCAAACCTATAACGGATGGACGAATTGGGAAACCTGGAATTTCAAGCTATGGATTGATAATGATGAGCATACATATAATGCAATGATAGAGTTAGCAGAGGATGTGAACGGAAGGGACAACGCCAAGTCTGATTTCTCTAAAGAATTAGAGGCGTGGGCTGATGATATGCGTGAAGAAATGGAGGTTGGATTCGGGTTTTTTGCCGATGTCTGTAATGCTGCAATCAAGGAAATCAATTTTTATGAAATAGCAGAGTCGTATCTATCGGAGGTCAAATAATGAACCAGCTAAAACAGTGGAATTATAAAATGGGACAACCCACGAAAAAGCATGGCATCATACTCTTTGGTGAACTGATTACATACTCAATGCGATGGCTTCACTTGCGTGGTGGTAACAATACTGGTTATGTGGGCGATCGGGAAGATATGATGAAAAGGTGGGAAGCTGTAAGTGTTGATGGTTTTCTTATATCGGAGGAGGACACAAAAAAAGAATTAGTGGATGACTTAAAAAACATTAATTCTCATGATGAATTGATGAAAAGAATAAACGAAGGGGTTAAGGCCGATTAATGAATATCTGTAACCATCACCTGTTTGGATTGATTATATTATTTGTGGTTGTAGCCATCGGAATCATCTCAGTAATAAAGGAGGAAAGAGATGGCTGAATACTGGCAGTGTAATGAGTGTGAAATCCTATACGATGAGACCGATGGGGATATGGATGAGAGAATGTGCAACAAATGTTTGGACAAGATATATTTTGAAGAATTAAAAATAAAATCCAACGATACTGTCAAGTCGGTTATGGATAAGGTGGATAAGATTATTGATTGGGTAAAAGGTGAACGGCGAAATCCTAATATTCTCAGGTCATCTACAGCGCATTATCCAGATTGGGATATGAAAAAGAAGGCGTATATTCTCCCACCCAATAAAAGAAAAAACGATGGAGAACCTACCACCGCTGATGAATATAATGAGACTTGGATAAAATCAAAGGAGAAAAACGATGACTAATATATTAATAATTTATTCAGGGATAATTACAATGTTATTCGTAGCGATTTGGATCCAGAACAATAATATGTTTAAGGAAGTTTTAAAAGAAAGAGAACATTCAAAAGAATTAAGAAAGACTATTTTAACTTATCTAAAAAGCGTAAATATATGATAAGAGGACAAACAAGAAGAATTCGAGGGGCATCATTTCAAATGCAGCGTCAGCTGCTTTGTCCTCCTAATCATCATCATGGTGGTGTCCCTCATCTTTTATTGGAGGGAATATGAAAGTAGAAGAAAAAAACGGAGTTACAGTCACGATACCAATTCCTAAAGATATGACTATTGATAGGTTTATGATCTTGATTGCCAGGCTTGAAAAAATTGTCGATCAGTTAGGAGGGAATCTTCATGTCACGAGTCAATGATTTTAGTGGTTTTTATATGGCCGATGTAATCTTTGATGGATCCGATGGTGAGATGCACGGCGTTAATATCTTTGGTGATAACTTTGTAGAATTAATAGAAGCGATTGAAAAGAAGGAAAAGGAAGTAGAAGAAATTGAGATTTGGTCAGCCCTATTTATCTACGGAAAGGAAACAAGCCAGATTAAAATGAAAGTAATTGAGACTTTAAAAGCGAGGAAAAAATGACTAACTTAATTGAATCATTTAACAGGAATTTCGGTTTTATAATATTGGTGGTTGGATCAATAACTGGAATTATAACAATAGTAAGAATAATCTTATATGTCTTTGGAGGAGAAAATGGATAATAAAGAACTTGCGGAAAAATACGAATTAGAACAGGATCATTTCTGGAAGCATAATCAGTCTGGGAAATGGATTGTAAGCCATAGGGCGGTTATGAAGATTGCTGAAATTGAAGGGATCGTATTTCATAAGCCTGAAATTCACAGGGAAGGGATGACCTCGATAGTTTTATATGGTGAGGCGACTCTAAACGAAAGAACCATCTGGAGTTTCGGGGAAGCTATGCCAGAGAATTGTAGAATGCCTTACTTTTGGGCAATGGCTGAAAAGCGGTTAAAGGATCGTTTGACCTTAATGCTGATTGATGTTCATGGTGAAATTTATTCCGAGATTGAGGCTGATGAGATGGCTGCTCAGTATCCCAATGCTGGTTTTAAGGCGCAAAGCGAACATGGTCCACCTACGGAAAAGCAGAGGAAATACTGCGTGAGATTAATTGAAGAAAAAATCCCCGATGAAGAAAAGAAAAAATGGTTTGTTAAGTTTGATGCAGCCGAAGATACCTGGGAAATGTCTATGATAATTGACCAGCTAAAAGATAAGGAAGATACAAAGTGAGGAAAACAGTAAGATATGATATGAGTCGCAAGGACATTGTTGAACTGTATCAGCACTTAATTGCTAAAAAAAGGATCAGCCATAATGGTGCTGGGTTTCGTAGGATGATAGAACTAAATAATAAATTGAACTGGAGAAATATCCCAGACTGGAAGATTAAAGCCAAATGAATGAAGATATTGAAGTAGGATCTGAAACAGGAATTGAACAAGAAGATTTGCCATTAGTTGCTAATAATTTAAAAAGTGATTTTGATTGGTTGGCGTCAATTAAAAATATTTTTAAAAACTTGGTGGACATAATAAGGATTCTTATTAAATGGCGATAAAGCGTACTAAATGGGATGTGGTGTTTTCTAATTATATCCGACACAGGGATAATTGGACTTGTCAGAGATGTAATAAAAAATATCCTGAAAAAAGTCAAGGATTACATTGCTCCCATTTTTATGGCAGAAGATCCTGGGCTACAAGGCTTGAGCCATCAAATGCTATGGCTTTATGTTTTGGATGTCATCAGCATGTAGGATCTTTCCCTAAAGATCATGTTGAATTGTGGGAATCAAGATTTACAGAAGAAGAAAAAGATTATGTAAATAGACTTCACATTGATTTCAATATCAAGAAAAAGGATATCGCCACAGAAGAAAATTATAAATTATTAAAGATGATGTTAATGGGATACACTGGATACCTCTGATGGCGCACATTAAAGAAGGCTGCTACAATTCAGATTTTACAAAATACCACCACCTTAATATCCGTGATGATATAACCTTAACCGATTTAGACGCCATTCAATTTAGAATGATGAAGGATGGGACTGAAAGAATTAGGGCAATAGAATATAAAGGCACTTATGAGGCTCATAGACCTATGCAGACAGCCGTTTTAAATCGGTTTAAGGATTACTTTAAAGCTTTAAATAAAATGGCCTCTAAGACGAAATTTGAATTGTTTATGATTACCGCTGATTTTAGAGAAAACGCTTTCAATGGTGATTATTTCCTAAAAGATGACGCAGCAACTGTTTTTAATTTTATAGAAAATAGTACTAAAAAAATTAATGAAAATAATTTAATTTCATTTCTGAATTTCAATAGAGAATGGGAAAACTTGGGATACGATAATAAGAAAGCAATAGATGGCTAAAAGATTCACGGAATCAACTAAATGGAAAAAACTTTGGATTAGAAAATTAGATCCTAAATATAAATTGTTCTGGTTTTATTTGTTAGATAATTGTGATCACGCTGGCATCTACGATGCGGATATTGAATCAGCTTCTTTTCATATCGGGATTGAATATAATAAGGAGGAGATCCTGGAAACTTTTAATCGTAAAATTGTGCCTTTTAAACAAGACAAGTGGTTTATCCCTAAATTCGTTGAATATCAATATGGCGAACTAAATGAAAACAATAGGGCGCATTTATCGGTTATTAATATTCTAACCAAATACAATCTATTAGGTTCTAAGAAGGCTCTAAATAGCCCCTTAGAAGGGGATAAAGATAAAAAACAAGTTAAGGTTAAGGCTAAGGTTAAATCTAAAGAAGAACAAATTTTAGAGCTAAAAGAAAACCTCAACACATTGCAAGAACAATTCCCAGAGGTCTATGTAAAATTAGAATATGATAAATTCGTAGATTATTTAGAAGCCAATGGGAAAACATATAAAAACTATAATTCAGGATTCAAGAATTGGTTAAGGAATGATAGTTTTGGGCAAATTAAAAGAGAAGGAAACAAGGCTAAAGATGAAATTTATCTCGCATGTCCTTCTGGTCATTATAAAAGAAAAGTAAATTCAAGGGGAGTCAGCGGTGTCTGTCCAAAATGCAGCATTAATCTTCAAGCTGCTGATAAGATTCAACTTGAAAAGATTTTAAATGTCTAAGCACGATCATCTAAATTATTTAGAATCAATATCGCTTGGGGTTGATTACGATTATAGAAACGGCGTAAAGCATTCGGACTGTAATAAAGGATCTGAAAAAAACGCAGATAGAGAAATAAAAATTTGTACAAAATGCGACAAAGTTTACGAGATATATAATGTTGGACAAGGGAAATACAATCAGTTCAATTATAAAGACTTCCCCCGATTCGGGAAACAAAAAGAAAAGTGTGCAATCTGTAGAGACAATGACGGAGAGAAAACTTTCATTGCTTGGCATAGTGGGGCTTGCGCAGAAATTCCTATCAGTAGATTTCGTACTGGATATAAAGAGGGAGCTGTACGGATCAAAGAGAAAGCTGAATGATTTAGAATCATGGGAATTAACCAGACTAATAAACGAACTAAGGAGACATCATGTCAGAAGAGAAAAACTACATAAACGGAATAATACTAAAGGGAAAGACCAGGCCGATTTGTCCTCATGAAGATACTTAATCTATACGCAGGAATTGGCGGGAACCGGAAGCTGTGGGAAGGGCATGATATTACAGCGGTTGAAGTGGACGAGGATATTGCAAATGTTTACAAATCTTATTTCCCTGGCGATAAAATGGTAATAGCCGACGCACATCAATATCTATTGGAAAACTACAAAAAGTTTGATTTTGTATGGAGTTCGCCGCCATGCCCTACGCACAGTCAAATACGCTTTAACATCGGATTCAAAGCGGATAGGATTTATTCAAAAGTCAAAGCGGTGTATCCTGATATGGCGTTGTACGCTGAAATTATTTTGCTCGGTAGCTATTACGAGGGGCTTTGGGTTGTGGAGAATACAATACCGTACTACAAGCCGTTAATCGATGGAATTTTGGTAGGTGGCCATATCTGGTGGAGCAATTTTGTTATCACGGGATTTAATCACGGAAACCGAAACCACAGGGGGGGGACTGTTGAATCGCTTCAAGAGAGGAAAGGTTTTGATTTAAGAGAATATGATATAAAAGATAAAAGGAAGGTTCTGAGAAATTGCGTAGAACCGGAAACTGGAATGCACGTTCTAAATTGTGCGGCAGGGATTTTAACACATAAAAACGTCAAGCAGGAAAGGTTATTCACATGAAAATGTTAATCGGATCTCTTGAGGCTTTAACGCCAGTTGAATTACACGGAGGTATGCACTTTAAAAGAGATGATAAGTTCGCACCACTGGGTTATGGTAATATAAATGGAAGTAAACTGAGGCAAGCTATATACCTTGTAGATAAATGGGTGAGAGAAAAAGGTATTAAAGGGGTGGTTAGTGGCTCGGTTTCTCAATCTCCACAACACGCTTTTATATCAGCGATTTGTAAGCAATACGAACTGGATTGCATTATAGTCCATGCTAAGAAAAACATAGATGAAAGTCCTTATCTTAAAGTGGCAAAAGAAAATGGATCCAGGTTTGTTTTATCAAAAGTGGGTTATGCGAAAACGCTTGGGTCGATTGCGAGAAAAATGCTCAAAGAATTGCCTGAATATGAATACCTGGAAACGAATATAACTCTTGATGAAAAGGTTAATGAATGGGTGGATATCGAAGAATTCCATAGTCTTGGCTCATTGCAAGTGAGAAACATACCCAACACAATCAGCACCTTGATAATCCCCTGCGGCTCCTGCAATTCGGCCACATCAATATTGTATGGATTGGTCAGGTTTCCCAAGTTGAATATTAAAAATATTATTCTTATGGGCATCGGTAATCATGGCTCAAACAATATAGGATACATTCAAAATAGATTGTGGAACATTTGCAGGACGAAGGGAATTGATATCAATGGAATATTTGATTTTGAATTTAAGAGAGACGGCACGAAGCAGCATGGAATGACTTATTACAATTTAAATGGAGATGGCTATTGTAAATATGGAGATGTGATGAATGAACAAATTGGTAATATTAAATTTCACCCAAGATATGAAGGTAAATGTATCCGATATATAAAGGAGCGTAAGCAGTCTGATTGGAATGAGGATTCCCTTTTCTGGATTGTGGGTAGCGATATAACCAAGATTTGAGAATTGAATTAATCAACAAACGAACCAAGGAGTAGGTATGCAAGAAGAAAAAAACTACATAAACGGAATAATACTAAAAGAAAAAACCTTTGATAATGGAGGAACCCAATTAAAGGTGAGCATTAAACTTGATGAATTTTTTGAACAGCTTAAAGCCTGTGATCAGGATAAGGATTTCAAGGGGTGGATTAACTGCTGCATCTCAAGGAGGAAAGTCCCATCAGATAAAGGCGTTACTCATTACATGTTTGAAGATACCTGGAAACCAGACCCAGCTTATAAGCCAACAGGGACAGATCAGCATAAATCAAAACATGGGGCTGAAGAAACAAAAGACGATTTACCGTTTTAGTTGTGGCAGAGCAAGAAACGCTATTTGATATGACACCGGCCGAAAGCGATGGTGTCCGAGAGCAAACGGAAATAGAATATTTGTTATTAGCTTTCTCTGATAATATGAAAAGGGAAATAATAATAATGATGGAGAAACTGATAAACGAAACCGACTATGATGTTTATCCTGATTTGATATTTAGCCTGGTGAGGAAAGAATGTGAAAAAATTAATAGCTAAATACCACTTAACCACTCGAGAGACCAAAGCTTTGGAAAAAAAGTTTGTAGATTCTTCGCATTACGATCACATCGTGGATTATAGTTGCGATTGCTACACTTCCAATGGGAAACCTCTTTTCTTTTTTAGGAAAAAATACATTGATGAAGATGTGCTGTATCAGGCTTATGTCTCCATGAAAACAGCCGCCACAACAACGGATAACAGGGGGATGGCGAGCGGTGGCGACACAAGGTTCAACATAACACGAGACGGCAAACTGACGAAACAGACTAAAACCTTTATTCCTGGTACAGATAAAATACTCAAAGTTAATAGCGGGATAGCTGGATATTTTGATAGGTCTGCTCATTTTGATTATTGTAGGACAACTTCTTTCAATAAACATAATTTTGATAAATTTGAAAAAGCTGTCCCGTTGATAGAAGAGGTGGATAGAGGTTTTAAAGAATTGGTTCCAGACAGATATAAAAAGCAAAGGGGAATGGTGAAAGCTACACACCCAAATTTCCGCATAGGTGATACCGCTTTTACAACAATTACAATAAATAAAGATTGGAGGACAGCCGTGCATACGGACGATGGAGACTATGCCGAAGGTTTTGGTAATTTAGTTGCATACTGCAAAGACATGGAACCAGTTTTATTCGTATTGCCCAGATTTAGAATCGCAATAGATTTGAGGACTTGTGATTTGTTGCTTTGCGATGTCCACCAGCATCATGGGAATACAGAAATAATTAAGAAAACAGAAGAGGCGATTAGGCTTTCTTTCGTGATGTATTATCGTGAAAATATGTGGAAATGTGGCAGCCCATCTGAAGAACTTAAGAGACACCAGTTGAATCAAAGGAGAGTAGCTATGGAATATGCGGGATTGCTTTGATCTTAACTAAAGGGCTTGATTTTAGAAAGCCAATATACAGAAAAGAAGTTTTCTTAAACTTTTATGAATTTCACTTAAAATACAAAAGTCATCCAGGATGCGTATATTACATGATACCAGCTTTAATGGAAAAACTAAAAATTGATATAGAAGGACAGTACTGGTTTTGTTATTTGAATGGAGTCACTCAAAATATCTGCACAACTTTAATTCTATATAAAAAATTTCCCAATTATAAAAACATTAATATTAAAGAAATGGAAAAATGGCATTCCAAGAATTGGAGGAAATTAGATTACGATACGGACAGGAGATACCAGAAGGGACATCTCGTGAAAATGGTGAAAAACTATAAAGACACAGTCGGAGAATCTCAATATTGGTTTTTTAAAAATTTAGTTAAGGCAAATGATAATAAACACCAGTCATTTGATAAGATATGGGATAAAGTTTTTAATGATTTTTTTATGTTTGGGAGGCTGTCTACATTTAGTTATCTTGAATACTTAAATATAAAAAACTTACATATAGAGCCTGACAATTTGTTTTTAGATGACATAAGTGGAAGCATGAGCCATCGGAATGGATTATGTAAAGTGCTGGGTAGGGACGAATTAGATTGGCATAAGTCAAATAAAGAAATACATGATAAGCAAGTGGTCCACACTGAAGAAATAATAGAAGAATTGAAAATATTCGGGGGAAACTTGTTGCAGGAAGCTAAGGAAAGATTTAAAGGTAAGCCTTTCATTGGGGATGTCAATTATTTCACCTTAGAGTCAACTTTATGCACTTTTAAAGCCTGGTTTAGAGTTAACAGGCGATACCCGAATGTTTATAACGATATGATGTTTAGTAGAATTAAAAAAGCTGAAAAAAACTGGGGAAACGAATTTGATATCCTTTGGAAAATTCGGGATGAAAATTTGCCTGATTATTTGTTGACAGAAAAAGATGATAATGATCCAGGTTTTAGCAAAGCGAAACAAAATTGGTTCCGTCATACTGGAGAAGTGATAATCATGGATAAAGAATTCGCATATTTTGAAAACAATTTCAATAAAGAACACCAAGCGGAACTATGCTTAGGTTGAATTTGATAGGTGGAGAGCCTTGTTCTGGGAAGTCAACGATTGTAAGAAGAATTAAAGAATTAAAAAAAATAAATACAGAATTTTCATATAAAAAGATTGTTAAAGGTTATCATTCTGAGGATAATGGTTATTGTATAATCGGTATTTATGAAGATGGTTTATTTGACGGAACCGATAGGTTGAGTATGGCAGTGCAGCCAGTTTTGATTGAATGGCTTGAAGAAAATAAAAATAACTATAAAAATGTTTTTCTTGAGGGCGATAGAGTTTTTAAAAGTTCTTTTATTGAATCTTGCAAACAAATGTTAGATGTCGTGAATGTAATTATATTGAAAACAACTGAAGAAAATAAAAAAGATCGGCATAAATTGAGAAAAGATAATCAATCTGAAAAATGGCTCAAGTCAAAAAAGACTTCAGTCTCTAATATAGAAAATAAATACAGGACAATAATATTCAAGAACAATTCTATCGCAGATAAGCACAAAATAACCAACGCCATTATCAATAAATCTGTATTCACAAATTATAATGAACCAATTCAAAAAAGTTTATTTGATATCATTCCCTAAGATGCTGCAAAACTTTAAAAAGGAATACCCATGCCAGAGCCAAGCCACGAACCTTGTCCTATGTGCGGACATTCGTATGAGAACGAAAGAATCACAGATGTAAACGAACTCGCAGACCAGGCTATAAACAATCTAAAGTTTTTAAACTTAGGATTTATTCTTGGATATGTAATGACAGATCTTGAAAGAAAAGTATATTTTTTTTATCAGATAAGAAAAAACACTTTTAAAGAGATAGCCCAAATACTAAGCAAAAAAGAATCTACGCTGCGGTCTGCTTGGAATCGCTGTAAACGCAAAGGAGACAAGGCTTTACAGGAATCTGTTGATCAAAAAGCAATTATTCCCCCTTATATATAGAGGGGTTCATTGCCCTACTCGTGATTAAATAATACGAAAAGCACGAAAGACAGAAAATAAATGCCTTTACACGATGTAAAATGCTCCTATTGTGGCCACATAGAGGAGATCTTTTTTCAGCCAGGAAACAGACCAAATACGGTTATCTGTGATAATTGCGATTACTTACAAAAATTCAAGCCCATGTTAAGTTCCCCTATTATTAAAATGGCAGGGGGAAGACCAGTTGAAGCAGCCTTAGAACAATCGGCTTCGGATGGCTTGTTTTAATGCCTAACAGGGACGCTAAGAAGCGCAAAAGATTAAAAAGACTTGCAACAAAAAAGATAGCAGAGTTCAAAGCCCTAAAAAGGCGAGAGCGTAAGGAGAAAAGAAATGAAACATTTTAAAAGAAAAGATGGCTCAGTATTCGGTAAAGACAACCCATCAAAAGAACAGATTGAATCTTATAAAAAAGATGGTTGTGTTGTTTGCGGTGAAGATGGGAAATCAGTAAAGAAAGCTAAAAAAGATGCCTAAAGGAAAAGGGACTTACGGAAAGAAGGTTGGGAGGCCGAAGAAAAAAGGTACGAAAAGATCAAAGAAGAAAAAGGGATAGCCTTAAATTGTGAATTAGTTGGTCTAAAGAATCTAAAGATTACCCATAACTGGCGATTGGAATTTGATGTATATGAGATTGAGCAGGAGAAGATAAAAGATTTGATTGATTTGATCCAGAAGCCAGTTGTAATCGGTATCGTTCCAAGTGAATAAAATAACTTAATAACAACATGCCATTCCAAAAAGGAAACAAGATTGGTAATCGCTTTAAAGAAGGACAAGTAAACAATCCCAATGGTAGGCGCAATGCCGCCAGGGATATATTAAATAAGATCCTTGATACTGAAGTCGATGAGAAAACCAAGCGTGAAAAGTTGTTAGACAAACTGGTCAATATGGCTAATCACGGAAACTTGAATGCGATTAAAGAGATTTTAGATAGGACTGAAGGCAAATCAACTGAGTATATTGTTACTGAAGAAGTTAAACCAATAAGAGTTCTTGAATTTGGAGATGATGTATTAGATGAGAAATAAGGCTCTTAATAGCCCCTTCCAAGGCTGTAAATATAAAGTTAAAGATAAAGAGTAAGATAAAGGTAAAGATAAAGACAGATGAATGGAACTGATTTTAACAAAAGAGAGAAGAGAAGTATTAAGCCATCCAGCCAGATTCAAGGTAATCACGGCAGGGCGACGATTCGGAAAGTCGGTGCTGGGATTAATGTTTCTTTTAAAAGGGGAAATGTTGCAGGGACAGAATCGTTGGTATTTAAGTCCGACCTATCGGCAAGGAAAACTTACAGTGTGGCCGATATTAAAGTCAATTATCAGGAACCAACCAGACTGGAAGATCAACGAGACGGAACTGAGTTGTACTCGGTTAGGTGTTACGATTGCGATTAAAGGATCAGATGCGAGTGATAATCTTAGGGGCGCAGAACTATCAAGAGTTGTGCTTGATGAATATGCCTACCAAAAGCCTGGGGTGTTTGAGGAAGTGATTTATCCAATGCTTACAACCACGCATGGAAACGCTTTAATGATTGGAACGCCAGACGGATTCAGTAGCAACAACTTTTATGATTACTTTTTAAAAGGACAGGGAAGGGATTCACAATGGAAATCCTGGCAGTTTAAAACCATTGATGGTGGATTCGTAGATGAGAAAGAATTAGAATTAGCCAAGAGCAATTTAGATGAGAGGGCTTATCGCCAGGAGTTTATGGCATCCTTTGAGACGGCAGCCAATCGTGCAGCGTGGGCTTTCGATAGATCAAAGCATGTCGTTAAGGCCGAAGAACTTTCAAGCTATTTTATAATCGGGATTGACTTTAATGTAGATTATATGACAGCGGTTCTTGCCTGTATTTACTCAGACCAAACAATCCACTATGTAGATGAGATAAGAAGGCGCAATTCATCTACCGAATTGTTAGCCAATGAGATGAAAACATTATGGCCAAAGATTACCGAGGTGTATCCGGATCCAGCAGGCACGGCTCGTTCCACCACCTCAAGTCGTAGTGATCACCAGATTCTTCGTGATCACGGATATAGAGTATTGGCAGCCAGGAGACACCCAAGCCATCGGGATAGATTAAACGCACTCAATAGAAAACTGGAAGATGCTAAGGGCGTTGTTAAGATGACTGTAGACCCGAAGTGTGTTTATTTAATAAAAGATTTAGAGCAAGTTCAGCGTGACAGAAAAGGTGGCATTGATAAG